TACGTGCCCACCTCGCCGGCGTAGGCCTGCTGGCTCGGGTGGCGCAGCACCAGCCGGCCGCTGGCGGGCGACAGGCAGACCGTGCGCTGGCATTTCGGGCCGAGCTGGCCCAGCCGCAGCCACATGGCCTCGACCTGCATTTCCAGCGCCTCGCAGGGCGACTTGCCCCGCTGCTGCGGCATCTGTGCGCCGGCACCGCGGGTCACGTCAGGCTCCAGACCATCGCGTGCCGCGGGCCTTTTCCGCTCACCAGGCCCTTGTTTCGGAGGATGGCCAGGTGCTGGTTCACGACCTCACGGCTGGTGCCGACCTGGGCCGCAAGCAGGCGGGCGCTCTGCTCCGGGGTGGCGGCGAGCAGTTCGAGGATGCGGGCCTTCTGGCTGCCGGGGGCGACACCGGGCGGGCGGCCACTGGCGCTGGGGCCGTAAGGGATCGCGGCCTCGGCCTTCTTGCGCGCCTCCCGTTCCTCGATCTCGGCCCGGCGGCGGGTGGCGGTCATGGCCTGCGGGTTGATCACTTGGCGCGGCTTCCACCCCGCCTCGACCATCGCGCCGCGCGGGATGCGCTCGATCTCGCCGCCGGCCGCGAGGAACCGCTCGACATCGCTGGCCATGGCGTCGTGTTCGGCTTGCCGCACCGAGGCGGCCAGGGTCAGGTCGGTCATGCGGCTCTCCGGTTGGTCAGGCGCTTGAGCTGCTGCAGGCCGTACATCAGGTCGTCGGCGACCTCGGCCAGCGTCGGGATGGCGTCGGGCGTGTAGCGGCCCATCGAGTAGGCGGCGGTGCGGCCGCAGGGGATGCTGGTGGTCAGCTCCGGGCCAAGGCCGCGGTCGATCAGCCAGACGGTGTGCTTGCCGGCGTTCTCGCGCAGCATCAGCAGGGCGAGTTCGGGGGTCATGCGGCCCCCAGTGCCAGGCCGGGCTGGATCGCGCGGATGCGCGCCTCGGCGATGCGGGCGTACTCGGGGTTCAGTTCGCACCCGACCCATCGGCGCGCTAGGCGCTCGGCGACGACGGCCGTGGTCCCCGCGCCCATGAACGGGTCGAGCACCAAGTCGCCGTGGCGGCTGCCGGCGAGAACGCACGGCTCGATCAGGCGCTCGGGGAAAGTGGCGAAGTGGGCCTCGCTGAACTTGGCCGTCGGCACGGTCCAGACGCTGCGCTTTTTGGCTCGGCCCGATGAACTGCCCTCCCAGTCGTTCCCGCTGCTGCGGTGGTCGGGGTTCTCGCTGTTGTCGCCGTACTTGCTCCCGCCGAAGCGCGGAGGCTTGGCCTTCATCGGGCCGTTGGTCTTACCGGGCACGCGGTCTCTACCGGCCTGCTCGGCTAGGCTGGACTGGCCCAGGCGGTCAATGCTCGCCTGTGCCGGCGGCTCAGCGATGGCCTCGGCGTCGAAGTAGTAGCCGGGCGACTTGCTCAGCAGGAACAGGTACTCGTGCGCCTTCGTGCAGCGGTCGCGCACGCTCTCCGGCATCGGGTTCGGCTTGTGCCAGATGATGTCCTGCCGCAGATACCAGCCGTCGGCCTGCAGCGCGAACGCGACGCGCCATGGGATGCCGATCAGGTTCTTTCGGCGCAGGCCGGTGTTGCCTTTGGCGTGCACGACGCGGTGGTCGTTGCGGCTTTGCTTCGGCCACTTCACCGGGTCGCGGCTGCCACAGCCGCCGCCGGCATAGCTGTCGCCAAGGTTAAGCCATAGCGTTCCGTCATCGCGCAGCACGCGCCGCACCTCAGCGAACACGCGCACCATGGCGTCCACGAACTCGCGCGGCGTGGCTTCCAGCCCAAGCTGGCCAGCCACCCCGTAATCGCGCAGGCCGAAGTACGGCGGGCTGGTGATGCAGGTCTGCACCGACTCGGCCGGCAGCGTCGGAAGGATGTCCAGGCAGTTGCCGATGTGGATCATGCCGCGGCCTCCGTCTGGATGGCCCACAGCGCCAGCAGCAGCGCCTCGGCGCGGCCGTCGTCCTTGGCCCGCAGGAAGGGCAGCGCGTGGTTGGGAAACAGCGCCACGACGCGCGCGCGGCTCGCGTCCTTGCCCGGCGCCGGCGGCTTCGGCGCGCCCTTCGGCACCCGCGGCGCCAGCAGACCGAAGTAGCCCTTCCAGGTCACCGGGTAGACCTCGACCGGCTCCAGCCCGAGGCAGGCCAGCACCGCGCGCACCATGCCGTCGCCCTGCCCGAAGGCGAAGGACCGGCTCGCGGCCCGGCCGGTGAAGCCGGCGACGACCTCCAGCACCACAGTCACCGCGGCGCCCTGGTGGTTGCGCATGATCGTGCGCAGCAGGTCCATCAGGCGGTAGGCGTCGATCTCGCGGCCGGTGCCGCGGCGGCGCGCGCGGGTCGGCATGTCGTGGCAGCCAGCCGGCTCGCCGTCCGCCACAACCGCGATGGCGCCAGTCAGGCCCGGGTCGATGCCGATGGTCAGGCGCAGGGTCATGCGTCCTCCAGTGCGGCCACGCGGGCCAGCAGTTCGTTTTGATAGGCCAGCAGCTCGTCGTCGCGGCCGAACACCTCACGGAAGCGCCGCGGCTGCCGGGCGTAGCTGGGGCCGAAACGCGCCTCGCACTCCGCGTGCGACAGCCCGAACATCGGCTCGCCGCGGTGGTGCCAAGGCGACAGGCCGATGGTGAAGTCGTGGCCGCGACGCTTCTGGCCGTGCAGGCCGCCGACCGTCAGGTGGTGGATCTCGCAGGGCACGACCTGACCGCGCTTGCGGCTGGCGATGCACCCACCGCGGTGAATCGCCTCGAAACGCGCCACCTGGGCGGCCGTTGGCTTGCCGGTGCTTCGGGAGCGGAACATCAGGCCGCCGCCTCGTGCTGGAACTCGGGGTGCGCGATCTGCGTCTGCGCCCGGTAGATGCGGGCCTGCGCGGTCTGCTCGTCGGTGCCGGCGTAGGCGGCGATTTCCGCCGCGTTGCAGCCGGCCAGCACGAACGTCACCACGTCCGCGTCGGACAGCGCGCGGCTCACTGCCGCCCCCGGTAGCTTTCCCAGTCGAAAGCCAGGACCGCGCCGCACTCGCGGTAGCGGTCCATCACCCGCTGGCCCAGGTAGTTCTCGAGGTCCGCGCCCGACAGGTTAGACAGGAGGATGGTCGGCATGCAGTCCTGGTAGCGGCTGTTCAGCACGTCAAACAGCAGCAGCTTCTCGTGCTCGCTCCCGACCTGGACGCCGACCTCGTCGAGGATCAGCAGGTGTGGCGCCAGCAGCCGGTCGATGGCCTCCTGCTCGGTGACCTCCGAGTCACGGTTGTACGTCGCCTTGATCGACCGCAGCGCCTCCAGCGTCCCGAGGAACAGCACCGCCGCCTGGTACTGCTCGATCAGCGCCGACCCGATGCCGCAAGCCAGGTGCGTTTTCCCGGTGCCGGGGCCGCCGGTGAGGATCAGGCTGGTGCCGCGCTCGTAGTTGTCGGGCCACTTCTCGACGAAGCGGGAGGCCACCGAGGCGGCGCGCTTCTGCCCAACGCTCTCGGCGCGGTAGCTGGTGAGCTTCTTGTCGCGGAACCGGAGCGGGATGTTCGACCGGCCGAACAGCTCCTCGATCTTCGCAGCCTTGCGGCGCGCATCGGCGGCCCGCTTGGCCTCCTCCTCGGCCTGGCGGCGCTCGTCCGCGCACTTCTCGCAGCGGTTGTTCGGGCCGATGGTCTTGCCCGGGATCATCGGGTGCGGCATCACGACTGCCTTGCACGGGCCGTGCTTGTCGCAGTTGCCCTCGACCTCCTGCCAGCCAGAGTCAGCGGAGGCCAGGGGGTAGCTTGTCGTCAGGGGTTGCGTCATAGCGTTTTCCTCGGAAGTTGGCGGCGGCGGAGTGGTTGCCCGGATTCGGCCCGGCCCTGACCGGCGGCGCGTACAGCCCCCGCCAGCCCGACTTGATCGCGTGGTGAATCACCGCCACCGGGTCGTGACCCTGCTCCCTCAGCTGGCCCAGACCGGCAATCGAAAGCTCCTCGGCCTTCGGGGTCATTGGGTGCTTCGACGCCTTCCGGTGGGCCACCCAGTCCGCCCAGGCTTCCTCGGGCAACCACTCCGGCAACGCGATCGCAGGTCGCGTCTTGGGGGTTGCTTTCTTGGGGGTTATTGAGGGTTCTTGGGGGTTAGGGTCCGGCAGGCGGACTGGTGTAGTCCGGCAGGCGGACTGGTCAGTCCGGCAGGCGGACTGGTCGCCGTCCGGCAGGCGGACTGGTACGGCAGGCGGACTAGTCCGGCTAGCGGACTGTTCAATAGTCCGGCAGGCGGACTGGTTGAACGCCGCCGGGGTGACGACGTAGCGGTTGCAGCGGGAGTCACGGGACACCGAAACGAGGCCGGCTTTCTCCAACCACTTCACGGCTTCGATCACCGCCGTGCGGCCAAGGCTGGTGCGCTGGCACAGCGACGGAATGGACGGCCAGCAGGTGCCGGAGTCGTCCGCCTGGTCGGCCAGCGCCACCAGCACCACCTTCGGCGAAGGCGGGATTGGCAGCGGCCAGGCCAGGTCCATGAGCCGGTTCGACATCAGGCGGCGCTCGGTCCGTCGGTGAACGGCGCGGAACCGGAACCGGCATACGCGGCGCGCGCGCGGCGGTAGTCCGCCAGCTGCTCGGCCGTCAGGTGCACGCCGTTGGCGAAGTGGGCCTGCAGGTCGGCGATGGCGTCACGGGCGCCGGCGCGGAACTTGGCCAAGGCGCGCTCCTGGCGCAGGGGGATGGTGGTGTTCCCGTCGATCCCAGTGAGGGCGGCCATCAGCCATTCCCTCCGCCGAAGAATCCGCCAGCCCACAGCAGCCACGCCATGAGGCCGGTCCCGATCAGGGTGGCGATGAAGTTGTGGCGGCCTTCCTTCTCGCGCCCATCGCGCGAGAGATCAATGCCGAGGCCGATGGCCGCCAAGACAATCCAGGTGATCTGAGGCCAGTCCATCAGCGACCCCTCCCCGGCTTGGCCAGGCCAGCGGCAGCCAGCAGTGCCGGCAGCTGGTCGGCAAGGCCGACAAGCCGCTGCAGGGCCTCGTGCTGGATCACGCCCGGGTCGCGCAGGTACTTGGCGACCAGGTACATGATCGGGGTCGTGTCGCCCGTGCGCTCGATGTAGGCCTCGAGGTCGTCCACGTCGAGCTTGCGGCGCTCGGAGCCGGACAGGGCCTCCGACAGGTGCGATGGCGACAGGTCGAGCTTGCCGGCGACGGTGGTGACGCCGCGCTGGTAGACGCCCGCGGCCATGCAGGCTTTCAGGCTCGGGTGGGCGGTCACGCCGGGCTCGAGCGAGAGGGTCAGCTGGGAGGTCATGCGATCAGCCTCCCCTGGCGATGCGCGTCCTCTATGCGGCGGCAAAGGGTTTCGAAGTGTTGAGGCTTTTTCTCGATGCCGATGAACCGCCGGCCCAGGTCATGGCAGGCGATACCAGTGGCGCCGGAGCCGGCGCACATGTCGAGCACGAGCTCTCCGGGGTTTGAGAACAGGCTTACAAGGTCTTTCATCAGCGCGACCGGCTTCTGCGTCGGGTGTTCATTCCGGGCTCCGCCGTGGCCGTTTCCTGGGTCATGCTTGTTGTAGACAAACACTCCGCGTTTGCCGCCGCCGTTCCACTTGCTACCACCCTCTCCGCACCAAGCCGCAGAGATGCTCTCGAAGCCTTGAGCGGGGCGATCACCGGAAAGTTGCGGCGACGAATCAGGCTTAACCCACACCATCGCGCGGCGCCACTTTTGGCCGGCTCGCTCCATCGCCTCCCTCCAAACGGCCACGGCTTCGGCTTGGCAGAAGGCCAACATCCAGCCTGCGCAGTTCGCCGCAGCCCATTCGCACATGGCGGCGCGCAGCTCGGGCGTCATCGCCTCGAAATCCAGCGGCGCTCCTTCAATCTCCCGCGTGCGCTTGTCGGCCAGTTCATCCGTGCGACCCAGCAGCCTGCGACCAGCGCCATGCGCCTCGGCCTCGTAGGGCGGGTCCGTAATCACCGCGTCCACCTTTGGCAACGTCGGCAGGATTTCGCGGCAGTCGCCAAGGTAAAGGGTGGCGTTGCCGATTCGTTCGATTCGTGTCACCGGGAACCTCCGGGACGGCGCGCTCCCCCTGATTCCCACTGCTGGGCCAGAGAATGGGCGCCATGGACACGACGAACAGAAAGCCCGCCACGCCGCCCCGTCCTAAGCTCGGAGCCGTGCGTGGCGTGGCGGGGAATTCGGGCCTGCGCCCGGCCGCCCACACCGCCCCGCGAGGGGAGGCACGTGGGCAGCTGGGCGACCGGGCGGGACATGGGTTAGGCGGCCTTCTTCGCAGGCTTGGCCTTCTTGGCCGGGGCCAAGGCCTCGACGAGGCTGACTTCGCCGTTGGTGGCGGCCACGATGCGCATGGCTGCTTCGGGCAGCGGGCGGCGCAGGTTGTAGCGCCAAGCCTTTGCGGTGGTTTCCTCGACGCCAAACAGGTCGGCGGCGGCCTTATTGCCAATCTTCGCGATGTAGTCGGATAGCTTCATGGTAACTGAGCGTAACCGACGCAAATGGCAGAAGTCAACGGCACGTAACCGCGCCGGTTCCTACCATTTCCCGGGCACCCCCTAGAGCTGCCCGCCATGCCTCACACCCTGCGACAAAACCCGGACAAGCTGTTCGACGTAGCGAAGGCCAAGGCCGCACTGAAGGCCCACGGCAAGACCTACGCGGATATCGGCCGAGCGCTCGGTTTGGAGCGCCAGGCCGTCGGACACTGGTTCAGGGACAGGGGGGAGCCTACGATGCGGCAACTGAAAGCGATGGCCGACGCCATCGGCGTGCACTGGTTGGAGCTGGTCACCGAGGACACGCTGGTGGTGTACCAGGGCGAGGAAAAGGCGAGGGTCGAGAAGATGCGGGCCCTGTCGCCGGAAGACCAGGAAAGGCTGGACGTGTGGCTTCAGATGCAGATCGAGTCGAAGGGAGGCTCCTGAACATGGCCCTGATTTCGTGCCGCGAGTGCGGCAACCAGGTAAGCACCGAGGCGCCCAGCTGCCCGAAGTGCGGCGTGCCGGTTGCCCGCCAGCCAGTGGGGCGGCCGATGCCGGAGCGCAAGCCGACCAACCCGTGGATGATCATCGGCTGGATCATCGTCCTGTTGCTGCTGCTGCCGCTGGCCACCTGCATGATGGTGATCGGCGGCGGGGCCGTCGGGGAATACAACCGGGAGGTCGAGCGCCGGCAGGGCGGTTGACCTAGGCACAATCGGGCCGGGCTGGGACTTTTTCTCACCCCGGCTTTTTTGTGACCGATGCGGTTACAGGGTGTTGACAGGCGTCTAGCGCGGGGTTACGGTTAGTAACCGTAGGGCCATGGTGGCCCGGGGGACCGACCCATGCACGAGCACGACGACCGCCGCATCCCGCTGGACTACCAGCCGGGCGTGTCGGCCAGCCAGCGCAGCCACTGGCAGACCTTCCTCGACCTGTTCCGCCGTCGGCGCAATGCGCAGGACGACCGGCGCGCGCAGGCGGTGGAGCGCAACCACGCCGACCGGCAGGCCGATGCCCTGCGCCAGCTTCGCCAGCCGGGCCTGACGCCGGAGCAGCGTGACCTGGCGATGCGCGTCCTTGGGCGCGTCGGGGGTGGCAAGTGAGCCGCGCCATGGACGAGCGCAACCGCGACACCCTCGCGCTGGTGATCTTCGTCCTGGTCATGCCGGCGCTGGTCGGCCTGTTCCGCGACCACCGCGTGCAGATCATGGCCCTGCTGATGCAGCCGAAGGCGCCGTACTTCATCGCCGGGGCGTGCGCGCTGTCGGTCGTGGCGTTCCTCTGGCTGTGCGTGGTGCTGGCGCTTCGGGTGCCGGCGTCTGAGCGGGGTGGCGCATGAGCGCCTTCAAGGTCGGCGACCGCGTGGTGATCGTCAAGAAATACTTCCACTCGGCGCACCTTTCGCCGGGGCAGGCGGGCGTCGTTGTTTCGCATGTCGGCTTCTACATCCGCGTCAAGATGGATTCCGGCCCTAGCCCGGTGGACAAGCCCGAGTCTGGCTGGCTGTTCTCCGAGGACGAACTCCGCCACGAGAGCGAAGGCGGTGCCGAATGAGCGCCCTCACCATCATCGGCCTGTGCCTGGCCGGCTCCGCTGCGATCTTCGGCGTCTTCGAGTTCTTCGTCGGCAGCGGCCGGGCCAAGCACCACGACCTGACGCGCCCGCACGACTACCTGTGCCAGCTGACCCGCGAGCCGCGCAACGACCTGTCGGCCAAGGCCTACGGCCGCCGTCTGGCCGCGCGTGGCGAGGCTCCGGTACGCCCGGCGCGCATCCGCCCCGAGCCTGAGCAGCTGGCCGGCTGGGAAGACGACGGGGGAGCGACGGTCTAGCCCGCACACCCATTCAACCAAACCACGCGCATCCCGCGCACAAGGAGCAACGCAATGTCCGAGAACACCAACACCCGCCCCGTGATCGTCTGCACCGAGCATCGCGGCGTTTTCTTCGGCTACGCGGCCGACACCAGCGGCACCGAAATCAAGCTGGAACGCGCCCGCATGGCCATCGCGTTCGGCACCACCAGGGGCGTGATGGAACTGGCCGAAACCGGCCCGACCTCGCGCAGCAAGGTCAGCGCCCGCGCCGACATCGACGTGCGCAAGGTCACGGCGGTGTTCGAAGTGACCCCGGCCGCTGCGGAGCGTTGGGAGGCCGCGTGAGCGCGCTGGCCTTCAAGGAGGTTGTCACCGTCTGCGACGTGCTCGACGCCGGGGCCTGCATTGATGGGGTCAAGTCCTTCATTGCGCGGCACAAGGGCTTGATTTCCGCGAAGGCGTCCGACTTCCCGGATGAGCACTACATCCAGAAGGCGGCCGGCTACGGCTACGGCTACGGCTACGGCTACGGCTACGGCTACGGCTACGGCTACGGCGACGGCTACGGCTACGGCTACGGCTACGGCTACGGCTACGGCTACGGCTACGGCTACGGCTACGGCTACGGCGACGGCGACGGCTGCGGCTACGGCGACGGCGACGGCTACGGCTGCGGCTGCGGCGACGGCGACGGCTACGGCGACGGCTACGGCTACGGCGATGACTGACCTCCACTCCATGGCCGAGTCCGTCCGCGAGCGCGAGTTCGCCGAGTCCTGCCTGATTTCCATGGCCCGCCACCTCACCGAACTGCGCCCCGTCGAGCCGGCCCCGTGCGCCTTGTGCGCCGAGCTTGGCCGCCCGTGCCTGGCGCACCGCGAGGCCGACGACTGGGTCGCTGCGTTCGCTGGCATCCCCGCCCCGATTGCTCCCGACCACGCCGCTTGAGCGGCAAAGGAATTGAGATGGATCTGATCGCCACCCTGGGCCTTTCGCCCGAAGAACTGCAGGATCGCATCATCGAGCGTGCCGTTTCGGCCCTGCTGGAAACCACCGAGTACGACGAAGACGGCGACACGTTCTCGGACCACTCCCCGCTGGCCAAGCGCCTTCAGAAGTCGGTGAAGGAAACCATCGACGCGAAGATTGCCGAGATTGCCGAGAAGCACATTCTCCCCAACGTCGGCAGCTACATCGAAAACGTGCAGCTGCAGGCCACCAACAACTGGGGCGAGAAGGCCGGCAAGCCGGTCAGCTTCATCGAATACCTGGTGCAGCGCGCTGAGGCCTACATGGTCGAGGAAGTCTCCCACGACGGTAAGACGAAGGGCGAGTCTGGCTACGGCGGCTTCCGGGCCTACGGGACGCGCATCGCCTACATGATCGACCGCCACCTGCAGTATTCCATCCACTCCGCGATGGAAAAGTCTCTCAAGGACGCGAACGCCACCATGGCCCAAGGCCTCACCAAGGCCTGCCAGCTTGCCATCAGCGAGGCCGCGCAGAAGTTCGCCCTCGTGGCGAAGTCCTGAGATGAACCCCCGCCCCGCCTTCATCGAGAACGTCGCCCTGCCGCTGATCGCGGCCGGCATGGCCGCCCTGTTCGCTCTGGGCTGGCTGCCGTAACCCATCAACCCAAGGAGAAACACATGTCCGACATCCTGAGCCCCATCCCGCTGCAGCCGGTCGAGAGCAGCCAGATCAACGCCATCGGCCACGACGCCGAGAGCAACACCCTGGCCATCCAGTTCAAGGGCTGGAAGGGCGAGATCGGCGCTACGTACCACTACGCCAACTTCACCGCCGAGGACTTCGAAGCCTTCAAGGGCGCCGAGTCCATCGGCCGGCACTTCGGCAAGTGCATCAAGCCGTTCGCCGACAAGTTCCCGTACACGAAGGTCGCCGACAAGCTGGCCGTCGAAACCCAGCCGGAGATTGCCTGAGCCATGAACACGCCCGCCCGAGTGGAAACGCTTCACCAGGATCTCGCCCCCATCGCAGGCACTGCGCTCGCGGAAACCGCTTCGACGGCCGTCGCCGCCCAGGCCAAGGCCATGGTCGAGGCGCGCTACATCATGGCCTTGCGTCGGCCGCGCAACTGGGACCAGGTGCGGCAAGACCTGCTCAAGGAGTGCAAGCGCCCGAGCTTCGCGCACAACAAGTCGGCCTTCTATCGCAAGCCCATCGGCGACGGCGTCGAGGGCCTGGGCATCCGATTCGTCGAGGTCGCCCTGCGCTGCATGACCAACGTGCTGGTGGAGACGTCCATGGTCTACGAGGACGAGGCCAAGGAGATCCACCGCGTGTCGGTCACCGACCTCGAGTCGAACCTGACCTACCCGCTTGACGTGCGGGTGACCCGGACGGTGGAGCGTTCCAAGCCGAGCGACGACGGCAGCTACATCAGCGTCCGGAAGAACAGCTACGGCCGGAACGTCTACACGGTGCCGGCGACCGACGACGACCTGCTCAACAAGCGCAGCGCCCAGATCTCCAAGGCGATCCGTACCCTGGGCCTGCGCATCATCCCCGGCGACCTGCAGGACGAGGCAGAAGCGATCATCAAGGGCATCCGCATGAACGAGGCCGCGCGCGACCCCGACGCCGAGCGCAAGCGCATCGCCGATGCGTTCGCCGAGATCGGCGTGAAGGCGGCGGACCTCGCTGCGTACCTCGGCCACAGCCTCGACACCTGCTCCCCCACTGAGCTGGTGAACCTGCGTGGCATCTACGGCGCCATTCGTGACGGCGAGGCCTCGTGGAAGAGCGTCATGGAGAACAAGGCCGAGCGCGACGGCAAGCCGCTGCAGGCCTGGTCGGACGAGGACTTCAAGAAGAGCCTCCAGGCGTGGGGCAAGGCCATCGAGTCCGGCAAGAAGACCGTGCAGGAAATCATCGCCATGGCCAGCACCAAGGGCTCGCTGAGCGAGGAGCAGAAGGCTCGCATCTACGACTACGCGCCGCCGGCCAAAGCTGCCGAGGACGCCTCGCAGGGCTCGGACATGAACGAGGAGGGCGACAAGTGAAGACCATCGACCTGCAGCAGGGCAGCCCCGAGTGGCTGGCCCACCGCCGCACCACCCGCAACGCCTCCGATGCGCCGGCCATGATGGGTGCCTCGCCCTACGTCACGCGCGCGCAGCTGTTGCGCCGCATCGCCACCGGTATCGAGGCCGAGATCGACGACGCCACCCAGGCGCGCTTCGACAAAGGCCACGAGGTTGAGCCCGCGCTCCGGGCCCTGGCCGAGTCGCTGATCGACGAAGACCTTTACCCGATTACCGGCGTCAGCGACGACGGCTACCTTGGCGCCAGCTTCGACGGCGTCACCCTGGGCGAAGACCTGATCTTCGAAGCCAAGCAGGCGAACGCCAGCAAGATCGAGTGCATCGAGCGCGGCGAAGTCCCACACCAGGATTATTTTCAGCTGGTTCACCAGTTCGCCGTCTGCGAATCCGCCACGCGCTGCCTCTACATGGTCGGCGACGGCACCGATGCCGGCACGAAGTGGCTTTTCGTCGAGCGCAGCCAGGTCGAAGCCGACATCCCGAAGCTGCTGGCCAGCTGGGCGCAGTTCGACGCCGACGTCGCTGCCTACGTGCCCGAGCCCGAAGCCGCGCCCGCGCCGGTTGGCCGCGCCCCCGGCTCCCTGCCGGCCCTGAGCATCCAGGTCACCGGCATGGTCACCGCCAGCAACCTCGCCGAGTTCAAGGCGAATGCCATGGCGGTGCTGGGCGGCATCAACCGCGACCTGCAGACCGACGAGGACTTCGCCGACGCCGAGAAGACGGTGAAATGGTGCAAGGCCGTCGAGGAGCGACTGGAGGCCACGAAGGAACAGGTGCTGGGCCAGACCGCCGACATCGACGCGGTGTTCCGCACCATGGACGAGGTGTCGGCTGAAACCCGCCGCATCCGTCTGGAGCTAGACAAGCTGGTGAGCCGCGAGAAGGAGAACCGCAAGGCCGAGATCGTCCGCCGCTGCCGCGACGCCTACTTCGCGCACGTGGACCAGCTGCGCGCCGAGACGAACGGCGTCTGGCTCAACCTCAACGATCCCGACCTGGCCGGCGCGATCAAAGGCAAGAAGTCCCTGAGCAGCATGCAGGACGCCTGCGACACGGTGCTGGCGCACGCGAAGATCGCGGCCAACGAATCGGCCAAGCACATCCGCGCCGCGCTGGCGCTGCTCACCGAGGAAACGGCCGAGCACAAGCACCTGTTCCCGGACTACCTGTCCTTCATCGGCAAGCCGCTGGACGACATCCGGGCGCTGGTGCGCGGGCGTATCGCCGAGCACAAGGCGGCCGAGGAGGCGCGCCTGGAGCGGGAACGCGAGCGCATCCGCGCCGAGGAATCGGCCAGGCTGGAAGCCGAGCAGCGCGCGCGTGATGCCGAGGCGGCGAAGGCTGCGGCGGCGGAAACGCCGGCCCCTGTCGCCGAGCCCGCGAAGCCGGCGCCGGTGGCTGCTGCGCCCGCGCCTGCGGCCCCGGTGTCCACGGCCCGCGTCAAGCTGGGTGACATCAACGCCCGTCTGGCGCCGCTGAGCATCACCGCCGACGGCCTGGCCTCGCTGGGCTTCCAGCCGGTCGGCAAGGAAGGCGCGGCCAAGCTCTACGCCGAGGCCGACATGCCGCGCATCTGCGCGGCGCTGATCCAGGTGATCGAGCGCGCCGAGTTCACCGGCAGCAGGCGGGCCGCCTGACCATGCCGGCCGTGTTCAAGCTCGACCCGCAGGACGCCCGCTACCCGGACGTGCGCCGCCGGTTCCTCGACACGCTGGGCGCGGAGCTGCAATCCGGCCCGCGCACGGTGTCGATCACCGAGCCAAAGCGCAGCGACGAGCAGAACCGCCTGATGTGGGCCGTGCTTCACGACCTCGCCGACCAGGTGGGCTTCAAGCCAGCCCGGTGGCGCGGGAACGTCTGCCTGGAGGACGGCGGCTACGTCCTGCTGGCCGAACACCCGAACGCCCGGCGGCTGACACCGGAGCAGTTCAAGGACTTGCTCACCGCCGCCCTCGTGCGCCCGCGCATGTTCGCCGGCATCGACGGCGGCGTGGTGGCTGTAGGCCTGAGCACGTCGCGCATGTCCAAGCGGCAAATGACCGAGCTGATCGACTCCGCGTTCGCGTGGGGCGCGCAGCTGGGCGTTTCCTTCACCGAACCCGCACCGCTTCCCGACCCCTGACCCATCCACCACTGCCCCAGGAGGGCACCCATGTTCCAGCTCACCGACCACATGGCCACCCTGGCCAAGCTCACCACCCGCACCGAGAAGCACGGCGACGACGACGTGCCGGCCGCCAGCCTGCGCCTGAAGGTCGCGGTCGCGTCCTCGCTGCTCGACATGTTCAACCCGGCGCTGAAAAAGACCTTCTACTGCAAGCCGCGCGTCGGCGACCAGCAGCGCATCCCGTTCGAGAACGGCGACGACCGCACGGCCATCGCCATCCCCGAGATCAAGCACGTCGGCTGGGACGCCGAATACCCCGGCTATGGCCTGGCCATCGGCGTCGGCCTCGAAGCCTCCGACCCGGTGCGCCTGTCCGACGTCACGCTGTCGAAGTTCGCCTTCGAGTTCATCGATGGCGGCAGCGCGGTGATCGAGTTCTCCGTGGCCGGCACGCCCGACGGCGAGCAGGTCGCGCGGCTGTACGAATGGCAGGGCCAGGAGCTGCAGCTCACGCTCGAACCGCCGAAGTCCGCGCAGCAGAAGGCCGCGTAACCCCACCCCACCGCCGAGCCGGGCGGCTATTCCCGGCAGGAGATTTGCATGGCTGACGGTTCGCACCGCTTCCCCTTCCCGCCCCCGCAGGTTTCGCGCCTGCGCGGCGACGAGATCCTCGTGGACCTGTTCGCCGGTGGCGGCGGCGCCAGCGAGGCGCTGAAGCAGGCGCTTGGCATCGACCCGGCACTCGCCTACAACCACGACGAGTGGGCCATCGGCATGCACGCCGCGAACCACCCGCTCACGATCCACCACCGGGAGGACATCTGGCACGCCGACCCGGTGAAGGACGTGGCGGGCCGGCCGGTCGGCTGGTTCCATGCCTCGCCGGACTGCACGCACTTCAGCCAGGCGAAGGGCGGCCAGCCGCGCAGCCGGAAGACCCGCGCGCTGTCGTGGGTGGTGCTGAAGTGGGTGGGCCAGCTCAGCCGGGCCGGCCAGCCGCCGCGGATCATCAGCCTGGAGAACGTCTGGCAGATCCTGACGTGGGGCCCGCTGGTGGCGAAGCGGTGCCGGGAAACCGGCCGCGTGCTGAAGATGGACGGCAGCGTGGCCGGGCCCGGCGAGCGCGTTCCTATCCAGAACCAGCAACTCGTGCCCGACAAACGCCATGCCGGCCGTACCTGGGGGCAGTTCGTGGCGGCCCTGCGCGGCTACGGCTACCAGGTCCAGTGGCGCAAGCTGGTGGCCAGCGACTACGGCGCCGGCACCAGCCGCGAGCGCCTTTTCCTGCTGGCGCGCCGCGACGGCGAGGCCATCGCCTGGCCCGAGCCGACCCACGGCAAGCGGCCCGGGCTGAAGCCGCTGGTGACGGCCGCCGACTGCATCGACTTCGGCATCCCCTGCCCTTCGATCTTCACCCGCTCCCGGCCGCTGGCCGAGGCGACCCTGCGCCGCATCGCCAAGGGCGTGCACAAGCACGTGCTGCAGGCCGCCGAACCGTTCTTCTTGACCGAGTTCGCCAACGCCAGCAACGGCCGCACCTGGTCGGCGCAGGAGCCGCTGCGGACCCAGTGCGCTGGCGTGAAGGGCGGCCACTTCGCTGTGGTGGCGCCGACGCTCGTGCAGACCGGCTACGGCGAACGCGAGGGCCAGCAGCCGCGCTCGCTCGACATCCGGCAGCCGCTGGGCACGGTCGTGGCCGGTGGCGTGAAGCACGCGCTGGTGGCCGCCTTCCTCGAGCAGGCCAACGGCGGCTTCTACGCCGGCGGCGGGCGCGATCTGCGCGAGCCCATGTCCACCACCACCGCCAGCGGCAGCCAGCAGCAGCTGGTCGAGGCGGTGCTCGGCGAGCTGTCGCCCGAGCAGGAGGCCGGCGCGCTCCGCGTGGCCGCGTTCCTGATCCGCTACTACAGCGAGGGCGGCCAGTGGGGGGATCTGCGCGCGCCGCTCGACACCATCACCACCCGCGACCGCATCGCCCTGGTCACCGTGTCGATCCGCGGCACGCCCTACGTGATCGTCGACATCGGCCTGCGCATGCTGCGCCCGCCGGAGTTGTACCGCGCGCAGGGCTTCCCGGCCGACTACGTGATCGACCGCACCGCCGACGGCCGGCCCATCAACGGCACCCACGCCGTGCGCATGGTCGGCAACAGCGTTAGCCCGCCGCCGCTGCGCGCGCTGGCTGAAGCCAACCTCGACCGAATCACCGAAGCCAGGAGAGCGGCATGACCACGATGAACAGGCAGCAGGCGGTGGATAGGCTAACGCTGGCTACGGCGCAGCTTTCCCACTTGTGCAATACCGAGCTTCGCGGGCGTGCGGCTTCGTTGGTGCGCGAGGTTTGGCGCGAACTGTTCGAGCTGCTTCCTGACATCGCCGCCCTGCGCGACGAGGCGGGGGAGGAGGCGCACGACGAAAGGCAGTCGGCGTGGGTCGAGTTTGAGTGCGACCACCTGACGGACGGAAACGGCTACGCTCCGGCTGCCACCTATCAAGCGTGCAGCACAGCGTTCAACGCGGCGTGGCCTGACCGAAAGGCTGCATATGCAGCGGCACTCGTGGCTTTCCAGAGGCTCCACCCACCCCGCGGGTCGGCGGCCCGCCCCGCGCCCCAGCAGCCCGAGGAAACGGAGCAATCCATCAAGGCCGACGCCTACGACATGGTAGCCGAGGCGCTGCAAAACGCTGGCCTGTTGGAGCCGGGCGGTAGCGTTGTGGACACGGTGCGCTCAATCACCCGCCCCGCGCCCCAGCCAGACGATAGCGGCAATGAGTTCTTCGTGGTGCCGGAGGGCCTGCACCCGCACACGGTCAACCTCGTCGCCAGGTTCGCCACGGCACTGGCCGAGAAGCTGGCGTCTGCCGAGCGGAAGTACGGCTACAGCGATGGCTGGGCCGACCCGTCGTGGATGGACGAGTGCCGCCGAAAGCTGGTCGAGCACGTTGCCAAGGGCGACCCCCGCGACGTGGCGGCCTACTGTGCCTTCCTGTGGCATCACGGCGAGAGCACCGCCGCGCCCCAGCCCGAGGGCGACGACATGGTGAAGCTGTGCCACGACGGCCAGCCGTGCGAGAAGTTCTACGGCAAGCAGCCCGACCAGCCCGGCGAGAAGGTGCTGGGGCTGGTGGAGAAGTGGCGCAGAGAGTCGGCCTCTGTGGGGCGTCATCGCTCTATATCGCTTTGTAAGGCCCTTAAAAGCTGCGCCGACGAACTGGAATCCGCCCTGACCAAGAAGGACTAACCCATGACCACGATGAACACCTACAAGTGCGAGTTGAATTATCAGCGCGTTGAGGATTGTCCAAACGTGAAGCCTGACCCAGACGACACGAGCATGGAAAGCGAGCGATACGAATGCACGGTCTGCGGCCGAAGCTACAAACTCTACTACGAGGACATGACGTGACCACGATGAACAGGCAGCAGGAAATCCGCGCCAAGCTGGGCGACTTTGCCGCCGACCAGGACTTGATGCGTGACGTTTACATGACCAGCAGCCAGCGGGCCGCTTACGAGCGAATTCTGGCCCGCGCCATTGAGCAGCGGGAGGGGTCGGCTGGTTCAGTGAAGCAGAATGTGCCTGTCGCAAAGCGGTATCCGAAGCCTGACGAGAACGGCAACGATACTGGCCCGTGCTGCGCGCACGCTTACGCTGATGGCTGGAACGAATGCCGCGCCGCCATGCTCGCCGCCGCCCAGTCGTCCGACAACAAGGAGGCCGACCGTGGCTAAAGACGCGATTTATCCTCGGCTCGCAAAGGCGGTCGAGCGCCGAGAGCGGACGCGCCTTTGGGTGAGCGACCCGTGGTTCACGTTTGTACCGATGGTGCTGCCGAAGAAATACGGCGACGGCCGGCGACTGTTCGCTGTCACTACCATCAATCAGCGCCCGCGCTACTGGGTTGTCCGGGTCGATAGTTCCTGCGACTCGGACAGCTTTGGCGAACTCACCGATGAAATCCTGACCGATCTGGAAGAAACCTTCGGAAACGGACGTTGTGGATACTCGGGTAACAACCTGTTCCAGTCGAAGCGTGAGCGCCGCAAGTCGTGCGACTGCGATGACTGCAAGGAAGTTCCGGTTGCCAAGTGGCCGATGGTTGATGCAGACGGCGGTTGCGCATGGGGCCGAATGAAGTGGCCTGCCGGATTCATCACAGAGGACGAAGGCTACCTGCTCGCCGCCGCGCCGAAGCCGGAGGGGAGTGGTCATGGGTGAGTTCCGGCGCTGGCTGGCGGACTTCCTGCGCATGCTGGCCGACGCCATCGAGCCGGTGCGCACCATCGAGTGGGGGCCGAGTCTGGCCGACGCGCCCATCACCGTCGGCAAGCCCATCCAGTTGCCGGACGAATGGCTGGACTGGCCGGGGAAGGCGCAGGGCGAGCCGCGGCCGTCGGTGCTGTTCGCTGAGGTGCAGCGCGAGCTCGCTTCGGGGCGCTACGAGGGCATGCGCACCGACATGGCACTACTCGCTGCCATCAGCATGCTCGAGATCGACGCGGAGCTTGCGCAAGAGGCCAAGAATACGATTCGGGCCCACGGCGACCTGGTCCTGCCCCGCGACCCTACCGTATGCCGCGCCAAGCTGGACGGCACGCTGCCGCCGGGGTGCATGCTGCGGGACGACGAGGAGAACCGCTGATGGCCCTCTCCCCCGCCCTGCCGCCAAAGCCCGACCGCCGGTGTTTCGTCTACCGGTTCTTCGACGCCGAGGGCCGGCTGCTTTACGTCGGCAGCACCTTCTGGCTGCGTGACCGGCTGAGCTGCCACCGGCGCAACTCGCCCTGGTTCGAACTGGCTGAGCGTATGGAGTCCGACGAATACGTGAACGAGCAGACCGCCCGGTTCATGGAGTCCCTGGCCATAGCCACCGAAGCTCCGCTGTTCAACGTCACGAGCACGTCGCTGGAACAGCAGCGGGCCCTGCGCGGAAAGCCCTGGAGGGAGATCCGTGAACGTCGCTGAAGCCATCCCCACCTGGCTCACCGAGCAGGAGGCCGCCGACTACTGCCGGTGCTCACTGCGCTCGTTCAGGGACATGCGCCTGCAGGCGTCGAACTCGGGCGGCCGGAAGGTCTATCATCGGGCCACCCTCGACCAGGCGATCCTCGCCCGCCCATGGCGACCCTCTACAAGCGCGGCCCCAGCTACTACCTCAACTGGCGGGAAGACGGGGTTCAGTACCGACGCAGCCTCGGCCAGGTTGACCGCCAAGCGGCTGAGAAAATACGCGCCGAGAAAGAAGCGGAGCTCCACGGCCTCCTGACGCCCACCCGCGGCGTCACCGTGGACGCCATCCTGGCCGACTACCTGCGCTGGTACGCCAGCGCCCGGCCCAGCACCTACCGGCGGTCCCTGAGCGCCCTCAAGCCCCTGCGGGCCCACTTAGGCCACTTCGCCGCCGAGTCCATGCCGGCGTCCGCGTTCGAGGTCTGGGCCGCCGGCTACGGCGCCCCCGCCACCGCCGAAAAGGCCCTCAAGCTAGCCCGGGCCGCCTTCCGAAGGGCCGTGGCGCAGCGCCTGCTGGCCAGGTCGCCCATGGAAGGCACCCACATCCCGAAGCCGCTGACCAGCCGGGCCCCGGACTACTACCGCCCCCGGCAGCTGGATTCCCTCTACACGACGCCCAGGGGCGCGCTGTGGGCGTTCATGGTGGCCACGGGGATCAGGCGCGGGGAAATGGCCAAGGCGCGCCGGCAGGACGTGCAGGGCGGCCTGCTGCTGATCGAGAGCGTGCCCGAGGGGCGGACGAAATCGGGGAAGTGGCGGGCCGTGCCGCTGAATCGGCAGGCGGTAGACGCGCTCCCCTCGCTGGGCGAGGACAGGCTGGTGGACTGCCACCCGGACACGCTGGGCGACTGGTTCAGGAAGGACGCCAGGGCTGCCGGATTGCCCGGCTCCCTTCACTGGCTGCGGCACACCTTCTGCACGGCGCTGGTGCAGTCGGGGGTGACCTTGCACGAGGTCAAGCGCCTGGCCGGCCACAGCTCGATCACGGTTACCGAGCGATACGCCCACCACGCCCCTGACTTCGGGCGGGCTGCCGTGGCCTCTATGGATGGCTGGATGGACCGGGGCCGGGACCTTCCGCAGGCTCCGCCAGCAGCCCGATCCGCCGGCAGTAAGCGATAGCGATCTCGGCGAAGGCGGCCTCGCCGTAGTGCAGCATCGCCGTGTTCGTCACCAGGCAGACGATTCGGACGTTGCCGGGCACGTAGCCCAGCTTCGGGACGATGCGGTCGAGCGACGGGCGGAAAGGCCCGGTGTCCTCCAGGATGCGCCCGCTGACCTCGCAGTACCCCTTGCATCGCGCGACGATCTCCCGAAGGTCGCTGACGCCGAGACTCATCGGGATGCCCTTCTTCCGCATCTTGTACCGCGCCCGTTCGATCATGCGGTACAGGTGCTGCTCGTTCACCGTGGCGGGCTCGCCAGCGACCCGATTCCCTCGGTGTGACTCGACCAGCGCCTTGGCTTTTTCGTAGTCGGTCAGCCTGGTGGAGAGTCGGTACTGCCGACCCTCATGCCGGAAGTTGACGTACCATAGGCCGCCGGCCCGCTGGTACATCGTGTAAGTCCTAACGTGCGCTACCAGCGCGATTTCGCCCAGTGAGTCCTCAAACCGCTTGTAAAGGCCCATGCGCTGATCATAAAGCACATGAAAAAAGCACACAAGAATCTAAGCTATTGATTTTTAAACTGGCCCCGTAGCTCAGCTGGATAGAGCGTCCCCCTCCTAAATCTCAGCCCACCCCGCAGGCCTTGATTCTACGGGCTTCTCAGGGCGCGGAGCGGTAAGAAATGGCCCGTTTCGGCGGGGCGGTTAGCACAATGAGCACAGCGGCCGGCCATCCCCCTCCCTGGGTGGGATCACAGCGCCTCGATGCACTCCCGCTCCCGCCGCTCGGCCATCCGGTCGTCGCGGATCACCCCGAGCAGTTCCAGGGCGTAGGCCTCGTAGTCGGCCTTGGGCCAGTCAGGGATCGGGGCGCGGCTCTGCTGGCAGCTCTCGACGCGCGGCTTCCACCGCAGCCCGCCCCAGCTCGTGCACGCGCTCAGGGACAGGATCAGCAGGGCAGCCAGCGCGAACCGTGCGGACGATGGTGCGGACTTCGGCAGCGGCATCGGAGGTCTCCTTGGTGATGGTGGCGCGGTCGGCCTCGACCTTCTCGGCGGTGCGGCCCGCGACCTTGGCGGCCTTCACGTCGGCCTTGTCGTCGGCGGCGGCCAGGGCGGCGCGGCAGCGGCCCTCCCCCACGCCGATCAGCCAGTCGGAGGCGAAGGACAGCACCGCGACCAGCGCCAGGGCCTGCCAGACGGGCGCAGGGACGCGCCGGGCCAGTTCCCGCAGCACCGGCAGGCCGACGCCGCTCAGCAGCGCCAGGCCGACGCAGAGGACCAGCAGGGCCGGCACGAGCCACCACAGGTTCACCAAGGCCCAGATCACGACCGCCCCCGGCGGATCGCCGCCAGCAGCATCCCGAACCCGAGCGCCAGCAGGATCGCCGCCGGCAGCAGCCACCAGGCGTTCACGGCGAGCCAGATCCAGCCCAGGTCACCGTGCATCGCCCTGCCCCTTCAGCTTGGCCGCGACCACGCCGCGCTTGTCGCCGGACAGGGCGTCGGCCAGCCACGGCGCGAAGCGGCGCAGCACGGCCTGCAGGATGGCGAAGGCCAGCGGGGACCAGAGGCCCGAGCCGGTGGCCACGAGGAAGCCGGCCATGGGCTGCGCGCCGTCCTGGCCCGCGTAGTAGAGCCAGGCCGGCAGCGCGGCCGACAGGAAGGCGACGATGCGCGCGGTCAGCTCGCGGCCGTCCGGGCACCAGCGCACCGGCAGGGCGAACTTCAGGCCCTGGGTGAAGCCGACCGAGATGGCCCAGCCGACCAGCACCGCGGCCAGCCAGGCCGGCATGGTGTTCAGCACGTGCAGCAGGGTGTTCCAGAACGTGGTCACGGCGGGTTCCCCTTGAAGTGGTCGAGCCAGCGCCGGCGGTCAGCCAGGCCGTGCAGGCCGCCGTTGATGCGGCGGGTGATGGCCTCGATGTCGTCGAGGTCGGCGAGCGTGTTCAGGCCCTTGGCCACCCAGAAGGCGCCGGCGAGCCGGATGGCAGTGCCGGGCTCGGCGGCCTGGTGCGGGTCGCGCACGAGGCGGTCGTCGCCGAACAGGCGCTGGCTGAACTCGGCGTAGTTGGCCTTGCCGGTGAGCTGGATGTAGCCGCGGCCGCGGTATCGCCAGCCGTCGCCGGGCTGATCGTTGCCGAGCCGACCGGCGTAGACGGTGTTGGCGATCTTCTCCGGCTGGCGCGCGCAGGCCTTCGCGCTCTCCGGGGTGAAGCGGGACGGCCAGGTGCGCAGCAGTGCGTCGGCCGAGTAGTTCAGGTTCTCGACCAGGCGCTTGAAGCCGCCCGACTCATGGGCGAGCTGGGCCATGAAGTGCGCCCGGCGCAGCGGGGTGTCGAGGCCGAAGCCGGCGGGGATCGCGGGCGTGGTCATGGCTCAGGGCTCCAGAAACACGAAGCCCCGCCGAAGCGGGGCATTCGTGCGGGGTGGCGGCAGGGGTCAGCCGGTGGGCTTGCTCGCGCTGTCGGGCTCAACGATCACGGTGGCGCGGATTCCGCAGCGGGTCGAACTGCACGACGGCGGGCCGAACTCGCCGCCGACGATGCGCCAGCGCGCGCCGCGGGCGTCCACGAACACGTAGCCGATGGGCGGCAGCACCGCCACCGTCATGCCGTCCACGCGGCGGCCAGCGGTGGTCTGCACGGTGAGGCCGACGACGTGCACCGGCTCGGGGCCGCGGCCGACGAGTTGGGCCTGGGCGGGGCCGCTGCGGGCGTGGACGACGATGGCCAGCAGCACCAGGGCCAGGAACACGAGGATGGTGCGGATGGTCTTGCGGGTCTTGCTGGGCTTGCTGTTGTATTCGTCGATCAGCGACATGGGGAGCCTCCTCGGCTCGGTGGGGAAGACGTTGCGCCAAGCCTGCTCAGGCGAGCAGCACCTTGGCGATGGAATCAGTGCCGCTGTAGTTGCGCTCGGCGAACCAGAACACGCCGGGGTCGGTCGGGTCAGCGGCGAGGCCCTGCGTGGCCATGCTCGTCGGGTGGCTGTAACGCTTGATGGCCTCGAAGCCGGAGCCGTTCCAGTAGTAGAGGTCGAGCACGTTCTGGTCGTAGATTTCGTGAACGTTGCAGAGCAGGTAGTCGCCGACCCAGGCGATGCCGTCGTAGCCGGTGCCGGCGCCGTAGCCGCCGCTGCTGCCGGTGATCGGGAAGGACATCGAGTAGGTGTCGAGCACCGCCCAGCTGCTCGGGTCCACCTTCGCCACGACCTTGTTGGCATGGAACACCAGCCACCAGGCGCCGTCCTTCCACGCCAGCCCCTCGGAGAACCAGTCCCCGGTGATGGCGTGGTGGTCGATGTAGGCCAGCGTGTCCGGGTCGTACTCCACGATCCACGAGGTGCCGACACCGCCGGAGAACTTCGCGGCCGAGGCGTAGAGCACGCCGTCCTTGATGAACAGCCCGTTGATCTGGTTCTTGTCGGTCGGGTCGTCGCTGGCCACAGAGCGCGAGGTCACCAGCGAGCCGGCCGTGGTGTATTTGTAGAGCGTGCCGGAGCTGGCATACCAGAGGTGCGTGCCGTCGGTGGCCACGCCCTGCGCGTTCGCACTCTCGGCCGTGGTGAAACGGCTGTCGTAGGTGAAGGCACCGATATTCGGCGCGCCGTAGAAACCGGAGTTGAACCCGGACGGCACGGTGCCGGAGAAGGCCGATTCGCCGAAATTGCAGGTAGCCGCCTGCGGCCCGGAGTATCCAGAAACAGCGACGTGCAGGAAGGTGTTGGCGGTGAAGGTAAAGGTCGGGCTGGTGCCGGCCTCCGGATCACCGCCGCCGGCCCACCCGCTGGCCGAGCTGTTGCGCACCCACAGCTTGCCGGCGTCGAAGTCGATGGCGAAGCGCGCGTACTGCCCAGCCGCGACCCTGCCGTAGCCGGACACCGCCCCCAGCGAGCCGTCCTGAAACTTCGCCGAGTTCGGCGTGAGGTTGGGCTCCCAGCCCATGCTGTTCGGCCCAAGCGTCGAGTTTCCGGGATAGGTCGTGAGCGAATCCGTCGGTTCGTTGAAGCCCCACATGGCATCACCATCGGTGGAGCCGTTGGCGTCGTTCGTGATCTCGAAGTACCACTTACCGGAGTTCCGGCCGATGGTCGAGCGCACGGTGAGCCAGGCGCTCCCAGAAGGCCGCGTGGCCTTCAGGTTTCCAGCCGACAGCGTGAGCCCGCCGTTGTCGCTGGGATTGAGCGTGGCGAAGACGTAAACCGGGCCGGACACGACGGCCGCGCCCGCGACAATGCCAGCGATCATGCGGCCACCGTCACGCCGAACAGATCCCACTCGTCTGTGGCTACCTTCTTGAGCGTGAAGGTGCCGCCCTGCGGGATCACCAGCGTGCCGCCGGCTGGAGCGTTCACGGTCACCGCCGTGTCCTCGGTGATGGTCAGGGCGCCGGCGCCGACGTTCCGGCCGTGCACCTCTAGCTCGTTGGCAATGGCAACATCGGCGTTGTCGCGCACCGTCAGGGCCTTGGCCGACGAGTTGGTGAAGCGGATGTAACAGCCCATGTCGGAGGCCCCGAGATCGCGGGCCGTGGTGGTTTCCGTGATGATCGTGGCCGGCGTGTCGGCCGCCGTAAGGACTACGGCTCCGGTTCGCCCGTTCACGGAATCCACGGCGCCACCGCCAGGCGCATAGACCTGCCACTCGTCGGAGCTGTCCGGGTCGTAGGTGTAGTAGTCGGTGCCGATGCGCTTGAGCATGCCGATCACCGGCACCCAGTACGTCCAGGCGCCGGCCGTGTAGAACGCCAGCGTCCCCGCCACCTCGTCGCCGATGGCGGCGCTCAGCACGTGCAGGTCGCCATTGTCGGGGGCCCCCGGAAGGGCCGCGATGAAGCTGATGGCCGGGCGGGTGATCACCTCGGCGCGCAGGGCGTTGTTGTTGGCGGGGTCCGCAGCCGCGTCGATCTGGCTGGGCCAGACTTCGAACGGCAACAGGGCCTTGGCGATCGCGGCCATTTAGATGGTCTCCGAAGTGCCGGGGCCAGCCCCGGTGATTAGGTTCACGCCCTGCACGGTCACGGTGATGTCGCCGGTGAAAGCGGCATCCGAGGCGCTGAACTGGGTTTCGTTGGTGTCCGGCAGGACCGTGGTGGTCACGCCGTCCGTGAGCGTCACGCGGTAGCCGCGGAAGTACGTGGAATGGACCGGAGCCACGTCGGTGCCGAACCGCTTGCGCGCCGCCCAGGTGCCGCTGATGGTCCCGCCGACGCGGGTCAGCTCCAGGCGCTCCGGCGCGAACTCGCGCTGGCAGTGCGCCGGGGTCCAGGTGAAGTCGTAGACCGGCGCGGTTTCCGGGCTGTTGCCCAGGCTCGTTACTCTGAACTGCAGCGCCTTGCCGATCAGCGACGACGGGAGCGCCACGAAGCGGGTGCCGTCGAGCATCACGAATCGCGCGCCGGCCGAGTGCGGGCCAGGCGTGGTGGCGAGCCGGCCGCGCGGGAGCGTCGTCAGGCTCCACTGGCGCGGGCTGCCCTCGACCGGGGTCTGGAACTGCAGGATCTCGGCCGTGTTGTCGGGGAAGACGATGGCCGCCGCGTTCCCGCCGCGCAGCAGCTGGGCGGTGGACACCGCGGCAAGGTCGTCGTCGTCCAGCAGCTGCACCTGCAGCGTGTGCCAGTAGTCGGTGTAGTACGGGCTGAACTCGGGCAGGCCCGCGCTCAGCGAGCCCATCACCGCCCGGGTCGTGAAGTTCCCGAGCGAGATCCATTCGGTGTCGCCGGCGATGCGGTAGTCCACGCGCGCGCCGCGCCAGGCCGACCCCGGCTGCCCGCAGACGCCGATGCGCACGCCCACCCGGTCGTCCTCGTCCACGAGGCCCGGGATGTTGAGCAGCGCGAACGTAGTCTCGCCCGCCAGGCTCGGCGGCGGTGCCGGCCAGCCCGGGCTCGGCTGTGCCGTGGCCTGCGAGGTGAGCGCATGCGTGCGGTCGATGCGCAGGCCCATGCGCACGGTGCCGTCGCCGCGGCGCAGGGTCTCCACGCGCATGCGGCGCACGAGGTCGCCGCCGGTGAGGCGCACGATGGAGCCGGTCACCAGCTTCGCCGCCAGGTATTCGGGGAACACGCGGACGAACTCGCCCTCGGCGTCGGCCCGACCCACCTTGTCGAGGATGTCGGCCAGCTGGGGCGCTTCGGTCTCCTCGTCCAGCACCGCCGGCACCTGGATGGAGGTTTCGCCCACCGCATCGCCGCGGTCGCCGTAGTTCGGCGGCGTGGCCTTCGTGAGCGTGTAGCCCACGTTGGCGTTCGGGAACATCAGATTAAGGCGCGCGGGCCGGCGCAGTGGCGCCAGGCGCTTGTCGTCGCCGTTGCGCAGCACCTCCTCCTGCTCTAGGTCGGAGTCCTCGTCCACCATGAACTGCTCGTCGAGCTCCACGTCCACGGCGCCGCCACGCAGCAGGATGTGGATCTTCCCGTCGTGGCAGCTGCCGTCGCAGGGGTACAGCACGCGCAGGGCGTTCAAGAAGTCCTGGGCGGTGTAGCCCTGGCTGGCGGCCACGGTGCCGCGGATCACCTTCGCGTCGAGGCCCGGAAGGTTCCAGGTCGAGTCCGCGACCTTGCAGCGGCGGCCGGTGGCCAGCACCACCTGTTCGAACGTCGTGGTGCCGGCCACGACCTGATCGGTGTTCGGATTGGACACGAGGGCAACCGACTCGACAGAGGAGGTGGCCAGGCTATAGGCAAGCGTCGGAGCAGGCTGCGGGAGTGAGCCGAGGGACACGATGTCAACGTTCCCGCCGCTTGCGGCAGCGAGATACCGGCGACTGGAGTCAATCGCCGAATCCTGAGAAGCGGCGCCAAGGATCGCATCGGTGGACAGCAGCGTGAGCGTGCTGAACCCGTCGTAATAGAGCGTGTAGATCGTGTCTACCTGGACCGCAACCAGGTGCGAGCCGTCAGCGGTCCAGTAGACGCCCTGCGTCACCCCAAGGCCGAAACCTGCTGACGCGGTTGCAGCGATGGTCATCGGCGAGACGGCGGCATCTATGACGATGACTCGCTCGGGATTGTAGGCGGCCAGTTTTTCGCCATTCCAGTCGAACCGATACGGAACGCCGCCAAGAAAATGCGTCCCTGGGGATGCCAAGACTTGCGGCGCTCCGAGAACATCCCCAGTGAACGGGTACACATAGACGCTGTCGACCGAACTGGCGTTGCCGACCGCCAACTTGTTCGCGTCTGCGTTCCATGCCAGAGCCCAAGCAACCGCGCCATTTGGCAGCGGCGTGGATGGGTTTGGGACCTTGACCAGAGTGTCGCTGACGAGCTTGTAGACAATGATTCGATCGGCAGCCGTGGTGGCGCCACCTTCAACGGTCACCGCCAGCAGGCTCTCATCGTGTGACCAGGAAAAGGCCTGCGGCCACCCGACCGGGTAATCGACTGGCGCCGGAAGCGCAGACCAGGTGCCGGTGCCTGCGTCATACTTCCGAACCTCAAACCGGCCAGCAGCGAGAGAGCCGTTCTTGCCTCCCGCGGCATACGTGCCACGCGGAGACACGCGCACCATGTTGATAGAGCCATCCCAGCCCATCGACCCCTCGGAGTTGAGGCTTGCGACGGCGCCGCTGTAGTAGTTCTGGTCGGTGACGAGCGTGACGGCTGCGAGCGGCGTCCCGTTGACCGACACCTCGAAGCGGAAATTCGGAACCGAGCCGCGCCGGTCGGTCACGTCGTGGCGCTTCTTCACGAAGATCGCGCGGCCGCGGTAGGCCGGCACGTTGCCGACGCCCTCGATGGCCTCGAGGTCCGGGTCGGGCAGCTGCGTGTGGTCGCCGGGGTAGAAGGTGAACCCCTCGGCGTACTTCGCGGATTCCTCGAGGATGGTGGACGTGGGGCTCACGTCGTACACCAGCTTCTCGTCCTCCCAGACCTTGATCAGGCTGGTGATGCCCAGGCGGTAGCCCGGGCCGTCGAACAGACTGGCGCCGATGCGGATGATGAAGGTGACGTAGGCGCGGTCGGGGTTCTCGACCTCGGGGCCGCCCTTGCCGCTGCTGGTGCCGCCGTCCACGATGTCCGGCTCGCTGGCGTAGATCAGGTTGCCGGCGCCGCCGGCCGTGCCCGCGTACAGCGGGCAGGCCACGCCCTCGGTGCTAGTCTGCTGCGCGATGTCGCCGATGCTCGGCGCCTTGATGCGCACCGGGTCCACGGCGTTGCCAACGAGCGAGCCGATGAAGAAGCCCAGCTGCGGAGCACCGAAAGCCGCGCCGATGAACGCGCCGGCGAGGGTGATTGCCTGGCGGGCCATTTAGGCGCCCTCCCCCGGCATCACCGGGCGGTACACCTCGAGCAGGCGGTCGAGCCACTGCGCGGCCAAGCGGTTCTCGGTGACCTTCTTCACGCCCGGCTCGTTGCTGGCGTGGATCACCGACAGGCCGCCGAAGGCGTAGTTGCCGAGGATGCCGACGTGCAGCGGGTACACGCGGCCACGGAACAGGGCGACGTCGCCGACACGGGCCTGCGATTTCGGCAGCGCCGGGCCGAACTCGGCCACGAGCGCCGCTCGCAGGTTGTCGGCTTCCGGCTCGCGGCCGTAGAGCTTGCGGTCCTGCACCGGCCGGCCCGCCGCCGCCATCGCGCAGACGATCAGGCCCACGCAATCGAGCCGCTGGCCCGGCGTCCGCCCACGGTGGTGCCAGCCCGTCCCGAGGTAGGAACGAGCTGCGAGAACATGCGCGGGGATCATTCGGGAGCGGTCTCGGGGCTGGGAACGCTGGTGGAACCACCCTGGCCGGGGCCGACAGTCGCGCCCGGAGTCATGGCCGTGCCGTCCAGCGGGATGTCGGGCTCGCCCTGGTAATGCAGCACCCACTCGTCGCCGAAGAATTCGCGGCAGCCGCGGCGGCCTTCGACCTGGTTGGTGCAGTTGATGCGGATGCGGCCGGTGTCGCCGATCTGGATGGCGTGGGGCATCGGGTCGCGCAGGCCGATCACGCCCACCGAGGGGTGGGAGTCGATGCCTCGGAAGGTGTTGCCAGCGTTGTCGCCGGTGTCCCACAGCAGCCCGCCCGGCACGAAGTAGCCGGCCGCCTGGCCCAGGCCCGAGGCGGTGAACACGCGGTTCGACTCGTCGCCGTCCACCGAGGTGACCGTGAAGCTGATCAGGTTGGCGGTGGCGTCGAAGCCGCAGAACTCGATGGCCTCGTCTTCCTGCGACCCGTGCACGGCGCGGCAGGCGATGGAATCGAGGTGGCACATGGTCTGGCGCAAGGCACGCGTGGGGCCGTCGAGCTGGATGATCAGCAGCACCTCGTCGCGCAGGGTGATGTCGCCGATGTAGCCCGAGCAGATTTCCTCGTGACCATGGTCTAGGGCCTCGTAGTTCACCCGCATCACCTTCCAGCGCGCGTCGTCCCACTTGCCGGCGCGCACGTCCTCGGGGCGGATGGGCGTGGCGTCGATGGGCACCAGCACCGTGGCGTCCGCGCCGTCCACGCTCAGGTCGGCGGCGAACTCGAACTCGGTGGGGTCGAAGCCCGGGTCAGGCAGGTACGTCACCGAGCCGACACCGTCGCCGGCGTCGTAGTCGCGCGGGCGGTCGAGCGCAGCCAGCCCGATGGTGGTGCCGTCAGTGGCCACGATCTGCAGCAGGTCGGTCAGGGTGCCGACGTCGGCGTCGTAGTCGGCTTGCAGCAGGGCCGGGACGTTCTTGACGGTCACGTGGTGAAGCCCTCGTCAGGCGCCTCGACTTCCTCGAGCTCGACGACCACGTCAGCGATCCGACCCTTCGGTGAGTTGGTGGCGATCAGCGCAGGCAGGTCGTCAGCCGCGAAGGCCACCCAGTAGTCGAACCACCCGGACCAGGTGAGCACAGCGCCAAGCCCAGGCGGGGCGCCGAGGCGAACCATGCCGGTGCGGTCGTTGAAGATTGCGGCGGTGGCCACGCCGTCGACGTAGACCGTCGGCGCGGGAGCATCCGGGTCCAGGCTCAGCGCATGGATCTCCAGAAGCACCGAGATACCGTCGACCGTCACCAGTTCGCCGAGCTGGAATTCTTGGGTGGTGCCGTCTCCGGTGGCGAACTGCCAGGCCTCAGCCTTGTAGTGCAGCCAGTTCCGCACTCGGAAGAAGTGCTTGCGGCCGCGGCAGACGGCGTGCATGCGCCTGATCTGGTCGTAGTGCGCCGGCTCCGCTCCGCTCAGCGGCACGGTGAAACGCCAGCGTGGCTGGCTCCAACGGCTGTTCCGGCGCGTCCGCTTGTTGCGCAGCCCGACCACCGTGGTCTGCCACTGCGGCGCACCCTCCCAGGCGAAGCCCGGGCACTTCTCGATGTAGGCGTCCAGGTGCGACATCAGCCGAACTCCGCTTCAGCGCGCCGATCAGCGCGGGTGCGCTCCATGCGCAGGCGATCAACGGAACGCCCGCTCGTCGCCCCCTGGAAAATGAAGGTGTCGCCGCCTCGCATTCGGCCGCCGAGCAGGGATGCGGTTTCTTTCGCTGGGACGACGGTGCCGGCGCCCATCGGGCGCACGAGCTCGGGGCCTTCCTCGCCGACAAGGTAGGCCTTGCCCGGATACATCGGTCCGCCAGCAGCGCGCGGGCCGCCGAATGCACTGAACAGGGCACTCATCCAGCCGCCGCCGGCGCTGCCGCTGCCAGTGGTCCCCATGTCGCCGAACAGCTGCGCGGTCCACTGCTTGGCGATCATCCTGGCGATCTGGGCGATCACCGAGTCAGCCAGGTCGGTGAAGGCGTCCTTGATGGACTTCGAGCCGTCGAGCACAGAGGCGACGTTGTCTTCGAAGGCCATGCGGAACTCGTCCATGGCCGAGATCTGCTCGCCGAGAGCCATCTGCGCCTCGATGGCTTCCCCGATGGCGATGCCCTCGGCGCTGGCGGCGTCGACGTTGGCATAGCGCAGGGCAATTGCCTTCTCGCGCTCGACGTTGCCCATCTTCATCAGCTCGACCTCGAACTCCAGGTCGGAGATGAAGTCCTTCAGGCGCTTCTTCTCGTCCTCGCGGTCCTTGCGCTCCTGCGCGGCCATCTTCACGAGGTCCATCCGCTCTTCGAACTTCTCGGCGGCGATTCGCTTGGCTTCGGCCTCGGCTTCGCGGGCGGCCTTCGCCGCCTCGCGGTCGGCTTCGGCCTTGGTCTTGGCCGCAGCCGCGGCGCGCTCCTGCTCGGTGCGGGCTTCGGCCAGCGCCTTGGCAAGCGCCTTCTCAGCTTCGGCCGCCGCCAGCGCGCGCTTCGCCTGTTCGGCCAGGGCCTGCGATTCGCCCTCCGCCGCGGCCCAGTCGAACTTCGGCTTGGCGTTCGGGTCGCCGTACAGGCTCGCCGAGGTCTCGTCGAAGGCCGAGCCGGCCATGCCGAATGCAACTCCGGCATCCCGGAAGTCGTCGCCAGCGGTGCGGCCGTCGAAGAAGTTGCGCACCGAGCCCGGGCTCAGGCGCGAGATACCCTGCATCACGTTGTAAAGGCCGATGGCCGAATACGTGAGCGCCTGCACGCCATCCACTGCCAGCTGCGCGGCCATCCCAAGCCCGCGAACGAACGTGGCCGCAGCGTCCACCACGTCCCGCAGATCGCCGCCCTTCTTCGAGGCGTCGAGCATTTCCTCAGTGAGATGGATCAGGTCAGGCAGCAGCTGCATGGCCAGCGACTGCCACAGTCCATCGGCGGCCACGCGCAGCCGGGTCAGGTTGTCGTTGTAGGTTTCGGCCTGGCGCGCCGCCTCGGGGCCGACGACACCGCCGAACCGCTCGAGCTCGTCGCCCATCTCGCGCAGCCCGTCCGAGCCGCCGTTGAGCAGCGGGATCATCTGGGCGCCGGAGCGGCCGAGCAGCGCCATCGCCGCGGCGGTCTTGTTCGCACCGTCGGGCAGGCCCTGGAAGCGGTCGGCGAGGTCAGCGAAGACCTCGTCGGTCTTGCGCAGCGTGCCGTCGGCGTTCTGGAACTCGACGCCCAGCGCGCGGAAGATGTCGAGCTGCTCCTTCGCGCCCTGGGCGGCCGCGTCCTGCGACTTGGCCAGCTTGGCCAGGCCGCCTTCGAGCTGCCCGATGTCCACGTCGGCCAGCTGCGCAGCATAAGCCAGCTTTGAGAAGGACTCGGCCGAGATGCCGACCTTCTGGGCCGACTTCCCGATGTCGTCCATGCGGTTGATGGCGTTGTTCACGCCTACCGCCATGACGCCAACGGCCGCCACGACCGCAGCGGCCGCGACCTGGAAGGCCGCGTCGATGCCCTTGGCGAGCTTGCGCATGCGCGCCTCGACCGCCTTCGCGCCTTTGTCGGCCTCGCGTTCGGCCTGGGTCATGCCCTTGGTGAAGCCGCCGATCTTGGCGACCAAATCCACCGTGAGCGTGCCGAGCGACCGGCTAGCCACGCTTGGGCCCCGCGATTGCCTGGAACATCAGGAACGCCTCCTCGAGCGTCGCCTCCTCCTCGGGAGGTGGCGGCGTCCAGTTGCAGAAGTCAGTGAGTCGGAACGGCTGGCCGTTGGCCTTCTTCGAGCCGCTGATCCCGGCCACCAACGTGGCGAGCTCGGCGATGTCGCCATCCATCCGCCGCAGCGGGTTGATCGGGCCGTGCTTGGCGATGTAGCTCAGCCAGAGCGACCTTTCTTCCTCGGAGATCGCTTGCTGCCACTCCGCGATGCTCCGGCCGCCGAGCGCGAGGGCAAGCGAGCACCAGAACTCGTCCTCGGCGCTGATTTTTTTGCGTCGTACTGGTTGACCTCCGTCACCGCGCGCATCAGCGGGATGGACAGCCACGGCTCCAGCCGGCGGACCTGCTCGATGTCTTCGAACACCGGCTTGCCGTCCGTCTGCACCACGCAGCGCAGGATGCTCAGCAGCGAACGGTCGGCGCCGTCGGCGAAGCTCACGTCGAGCATGTCGGCCGAGTTGCGCTTGCGGATGAAGACCGTCATGGTCTCGGTCACCAGCGCGGCCTGGCGCTCGGGGACGTCCGGGGATTCCCACTCCGACTCGGGCTTGAGCGGGTGGAAGGTGACTTCGATCTCGCGCTTAAACAGGGTGGTGGGCACGAGCGCGCCCATGGCCTGCAGTTTGTTCAGGTCCATACTTTCCTCGCCGGGAATGGAGGGGCGGCGGGAACGTGCGGCGACACGCCCCAGGCCCGCCCCGCAGGGGTTACGCCGACTTCGCCGCCAGCACCGGCTCGCCGCTGATCTGCACGGCCAGGGTCGACTGCACGTTCGCGTTCTGCTGGAACGAGAACGGGAAGTTGGCGATGTAGCCTTCGTAGCTGATCCACGAGCGCGTGGCCGGCAGGATGAAGTTGCCGGAGGTGTCCGCCGTCGGCGCGATGTTCAGGCCGTCCGACCAGCCCACTGCGAACTGCAGGGTGGTGCCGGCGACCTTGAGCTGGTGCAGGCGCAGGTGGCTGGCCACCGTCGGGTCGACGTTGATGCCGAAGGTCGCCTGGCCCGGGGTGGCCAGGCCGGCCTCGTAGGTGCGCGCGAGGTCGGCCAGGCAGGTCGTTTCGCGCTGTTCGTTCGTGGTGTCGATGCCGTCGATGTTCAGGGTGCAGTCCACTTCCTGCACGCTGCCGTCCGCCGGGTCGATGAAGTAGAGCTGGGTGCCCTGGGTTTTCTTCGCCATTGCTGCCGCCTCCTATGTCTGCGGGCATAAAAAAACCCGCCGGTCGGCGGGGTCTGCGGGGTCCGGCGGATGCCGGGGTTATCGGTCGGCTTTGAACTCGACCGTGAAACTGATCCGCCAGAGGCGGGTCTCGGGGTCTCGGAATTCGCCGTTCCAGCTCGTGACATGGGCCACAGGCTCGAAGGCTCCGACCAGCGCGCGCACGATGGCCTTCGCTTCCTGCGGCGTGCCGGCGTAGGCGTCCACCTGCACCACCAGCGTGTCCTGGTCGGGCACCTGGTTGAGGTAGTTCTCCGGGCTGCCGGCGATCACCTGGTGCACGGCGTAGGGCTTCGTCCCGTCCTGCTGCGCATCGCCGAACCCGTAGAAGCGGGGCGGAGTGCCCAGCACCGACTTCACTGCGGCCGAGGCGGCGGCGATCTCGAAAGCCGGCGAGAACATCAGCCCGGCCCCTTGCCCAGCTTGGCGAACTGGCGGTTCATCTCGTTCACCATCGCGTTAAAGGCCGCCTGGCCGTTGTTGAACAGCGCCGGCTGCATCACCGGCCGCGCCGGCTGGTGCTTCGTGCCGAGCTCGTAGAAGCGCCAGTAGAACGTCGAGCCGCCGGTCTTGTAGGTCTTGCCGACGCGCCGCGCGCGCCGGTTCTCCTTCGTGTTGGCGTACTGCTTCGCGCCACCGCGGATGCCGACCCGGAACATGATGTCGCCGGTGCGCCGGAAGGTGCGCCCGGCGAACTGCACCGCCACGTTCTCGGCGATGTTGTTCGGGGTCTCCTCGCGGTCGACGCGCGCCCAGGCTTGCTTCGCGGCATCGCGCACGACGTTGGCGCCCTTGCGCACAGCCGAGCGCGCGATCTTGCCGCGCATCTGCACCGTCACCTTGCGCATTTCGGCCACGACCTTGTCCAGGCCCTCGACCTTGATCTCAGCCACGGGCCGCCTCCAGCCATAGGTCGTCGTGCTCGGCGCCCGTCCAGCCGGGAAACCACGGGCCGCCCAGGGTGAAGTGGGCGATCTTCGGGAACAGCGGCTTGGGCTGCACGCCGACCAGCCAGTTCCAGTCCGGGGTCAGCGACCCGATCTCGGAGTCGGCCAGCCAGTAGAAGCGGTGCAGGTCGCGCCCGGGCCGCTCGTTGACGTCCTGCAGGCTGAGCCGCTGGTTCGCCGGGTGGTCGCAGTTCCAGAGGATCACGCTGCTCCAGTTCTTGCGCGGGTAGCGCACCTGCAGCGCGCCGTCCATCTTCGTGCCCTCGTCCTCGAGCGGCGGGTGCTTGACCACCATCACCGCCTTCGACGGGTCCGCCTGCTCGAGCATCTCGCGCACGTCCGACAGGAAGACCATGTCGCAGTCTGTGAACAATGCCCAGCCGGTCTGCGCGAGGTGCGGCACCAGGAAGCGGCTGGCGGCGAACTCGGTCGCGCACGGCGCATTGCTGGGCAGGTCGTACAGCCCGCCGCGGCGGTCTACCAGGCGGCGCAGCAGGCCCCACGCGGCCAGGCGCTCGGCCTTGAGCGGGGTCGCATCCGCCCCGGGGGTCACTCGCCGCAGGCTGGCCACGGCCACGTCGTAGGCGGCCTCCTCGCGCGGGTCGTAGCCGATGTAGACCTTCATTTCCACACCACCGCCAGGTGGCTGTAGCCGCCATGCTTGCAGCGGTCGCCAGCCGGGAGGATCTCGACACGACGCCCGGCCGCGGCCAGTGCATCCACCGTGGCATTGGCGCCATACAGCGCCAGGTCCGGAAGATGGCCGTTCTCGTCTGGCCGGTAGTAGTCGTCGAACACCACGCAGTCCGCGCCGGCGACAGCCGCGTAGTCCCCGGCGATGGCATCCACGCGGTGGTCGCCGTCGATGAATGCGAAGTCGACCATCTGCTCGGTCCCGTGCAGGGTCTTGCGGGTGTCTCCGATGGCGAACTCGAACTTCAGGCCGCCGCCCAGGCTAAGCAGCCGGGCCTTCGCCTGCTGCTCGTTAGGGGCGCCCTTGCCGTTCAGCGCCTGCTCCTGGAACTCTGCATTCATGGTGTCGAACACGTCGAAGCCGGTGTAGCGAACCAAACCCCGGTGCTCGAGCGCGCGGGCGCACAGCTTCGCCGCACGGATGCCGCGGTGCACGCCGATCTCAATGATTCGTCGCGGCTTCACCTGGTCGATCAGCGGGAACATCTGGTCGTAACGCTTAGCCATGCCAATAAGCCTCTCGCCGTGGCGTCTTGATGTCGGACGGCAGGGACTTCCCCGCCGCCTTCCGTTTTCCCTTCAGGTGGTCCAGGCAAGCGCCCAGGGGACCGTTCACCAGCGGATGTCCGGTGGCTTCCGCGTCGCCGGACAGCGACGCGCAGGCGATGCCGATGCGGCGCCGAACCTGCTCGATGGCCCAGCTGTCGTGCCATTCCTCCATCTCGAAAAGGGCGTCGGTCCGGTACAGCCAGACCAGGTCCCGGATCAGCTGCGCGCCGGCCTCGCTTCGCCGGATCAGCATGAATCCGCACTCCGGGTACTTCTTCGCCCGGCGCAGGTAGCCGAAGTCCGCGTCACCCAGAAGACCGGCCAGCCAGTCGGCGCGGACAGGCGCATGGGTCACGCAGTCCGCGTCGATCCAGACAAGCACGTCGCCCTCGCCCAGCCGGAAAGCCAGCTCGATCGCCGCGACCTTGTGCGCGAATCGCACCGCGTCAAAGCGGTAGTTATGCGTCGGCCGGTGCCGGTGCCGCTGCTTGAACTCGCTCAGCCAGTCCGACAGGTCCTCCAGCTGCTGGTCGCGGTACTGCCGAAGCCGAATGTCCACCCAGTGCCGGTCGAAGGTCTCGACGCAGCGCCGGGCATGGTCCTCCCAGTGCCGATCGGCAAACGTCGTCACCGCGTCGAATGTCAGCACACCAGCCCCCGATCCTTCAGGTGCGCCCAGGCCTCGCCGGAGCGCATCTCATCCAATGTCCACTGCAGCCAGGCCACGTCGGCCAGAAACTGCTCTCGGCCCTCAATCAGTGGGGCCTCCCCGATCTGGTCCATCGGCACGCTCAGCGCGGCGGCGGCACCGATCTCGCAGTGCACCGGGATGCCGGCCAGCAGCGCGTCCACCGCGGAGTTGCTGTGGTGCGTCACCCAGGCCCAGGCGTTGGCCAGCGCCTCGCTGATCGGGCGCGTGTCGTAGCCGGCGCCGTTGATGGGCTGGGCCAGCCGGTCGTTCGGCTTCGGTCGGTAGATAACCTTCCGTCCGCACTCCCGAAGCCGCGCCACAGCCCGGCGCTCCCATTCCATGTACCCCAGGCCGTGCTCGCCGGCCGCCTTGGCCGTAGCGCCGGCGACGATGATCTCGTTGCCATGCTCGCGCCACGGTTTCAGCTGCAGGCCCAGCGCCTCGAACCGGCTGGCCGGAAGGCCAGCGCAGACGTAACGCTCTGGTCCCCAGCCGCCAACCGCCAGCCGGTAGTAGTTGTCGCGCTGCCAGTAGCCCAGATCGGCGTACACGAAGCGCGCGTACCGCTGCAGCTGCTGGTGCCGCTTCCAGCCGTACATCACCCCGACGTCGGCCACTTGGTGCGGCGCATATACCGACACCAGGCTGGCCCGGTCGCCGCAGCGATTGATGCCGGCGGCCATGGCCTCCGCGATAAGCCGGTATCGCCTCTGCGTCGGGCTAGTCAGGCACGCGACCGTAACAGCCATTGGAAGGCCTCCCCTGACGCGATCTCCTCCATGCGCCACTGCGCCCAGGCCAGCCGGCGGAACATTGCCAGCCGGCCGGCGTCGGTGTTGTCCTGCTCGGCGATCCAGCCCGGCATGTGCGACTCGACCGGAATGCCCCAGACCAGCGCCTTAACCGCGGCGCCGCTGCCCCAGGTCACCACCTTGCCGGCGCGCGCCAGATCCTGCTCGAGCGGAACGCAGGGGTGCTGCCCGGGGTGCGGGCGCATCCGGCCCTTGATCCCCTGCCCCCAGCCCCGCGGCATGGCCACGCCGGGCGGCCCGATGCCGCGCTGCGGCAGGATTACCACCTCGCCGCCGGTGCGCCAGGGCGCCAGCTCGACACCGAGGTCGTCCCATCGCTCCGGGCCCCCGACCGGGAAGCACCCGGCCGTGTTGTGCCAGTCCCGGGCCAGCGTGTACCAGCACGAGTCGGCGAACTCATTGCCCCAGGCCGCGTTCTCGGCCACCAGCACCGGCCGGCCCTGCGCGGCAAACTGGCGAGCGCAATGGTCGCCGTGGCCGATGCGGTTCCACGTCACCAGCAAGTCGTGCGGGCCAGGCTCCGTGGTCAGTTGGGGCGCCACTTCGAACCCGCAGACCTCCAGCCCGGCGCGGAACGCATCTGCACGCGCCCCAGTGACGTACCGCAGGTTAAGCCAGGCCCTCATTTCAGCGCCTCGTGCAGGTCCATCCGAGGGAAGCACGTCAGCGCCGACCCCGGCGTGCAGTTGGTGATCTGGACGCCTTTTGGCCGGTATCGCTCAAACTGCGTCTTGAAGACCTCGAACCGCTCCGGCTTGGTGTTCTTCAGCGGCGCCGGATGCTCGCCGAAGAAGTGCGTGCCGCCGAGGTCAAAGCCCAGCAGAATGATCCTCGTGGCGCCAAGCTTCACCGCCTGGTGGATCGCCCAAAGCCCGGAGTTCGATCCCATCGGGATGCCATCCATTACCTCCAAATCCATCCCGGTCTCTGGCAGAGCCGAAAATCTCCGGCCGGCGAAGTCTGGGTTGTGAAACTTCCACCAGGCCTTGTCCGCGCTCACCAGCGCATCAGCCCACGGCGCCAGCTTGTAGGCGTCCGAAACCACTACCACCCGGAGATGGCGCACAGCATCCACCTGGGCCTGCGTCAACGACGGCCCGGTGGCAATCACCGCGAACAGCATCAGCCCGGGTTCACGCCTTCGGACACGGGAATGGTCAGGTACTCCAAACCGCTGTCTTTGTCAGGCAGCATGCCGGCAATGTTGTAGAACCTGCCCCGGAATACGATGCGCTGGGTCGGCGAAACGTCGTTGCGATAGCGAACAACCACGCGTGCCGTTACCTGCGACTGCACTGCCTGGCTTGCGACGAACTCGCGCGCCGACAGCGGCTCCACTGAGCCCCAGCACTCGAAATCAGTGACCCAGGCCTCGACGGTGTCGCCGGCCGTATCCAAATAGCTCTGCAGCGACTGGAACTGCAGCCGATGCCGCAGCAGGCCGGCGTCGAGGCTCATCAGCGCACCGTCGGCTTGCGCAAGGGCGCCAGAAGCGCGGTCGACGCCTTGTTCAGGACGTAACCGTGGCCAGCGTCGGCCGGCACCACGTTGTCCTTGCCGGAGCCGTCGCGGAACCGGAACTGGCTGGCCAGCTCGAGCAGGACCGCGGCCTTCACCGACCAGCGCGGCGTCATGTTGCCGCTGGTGTCGACCAGCGGGATCTCGTCGCCGGCCGAATCCAGCACCGGATTGCCGTCGGCGTCGAGCTCCGGATCGTAGGCCCGCCACTCGTCCTTGAGCCAGTTCAGCACGGCCTGCGACACGGCCGGGATCCAGACGGCCAGCCAGGCGTCGTGCGCGGTGTCGTCAATGCGCAGCTGCGCGTAGGCCTCGGCCTTGGTAACGAGTTCGGTCACGACAGCACCACCGGGCCTGGAGGCGGCTTGCCGTCCTTGCCATCGCGCCCGTCCCTGCCCTTGCGGGCGGCGAGCTGCCAGTCTTCTGCGTTCTCGAGGCAGGGGCGCGCGGCGGTGTCGCGCTTGGCGATCCAGAGCGCGCCGTCATGCGTGATGGCCTGCGCTGCAAAGCACTTCATGCCCTCGCGCCAGAACCCGCCCGGGCGGATGCCACCGGCCGGGTAGCGCAGCTCGCGCTGCTCGCCGGCGACCGTCCAGCGTTCGACCACCTCGTGCCCCTCCGCGTCGTACTCGCGGGCCACTTCCGCCATGCTGAGGCCATCGCGGCCGTCCTTGCCGGCGGCGCCGTCGCGCCCAAGCACCACGCCCAGCGACTTCGTGCGGCCGTCGGTGAGGGTCAGCACCAGCGCGCCGTCGCGGTCGATCAGTGCATCAGCCAGGCCGATACCGTCGGCTCCGCGCTCCCCATCTTTGCCAGGCGCGCCCGGTTCACCGTCGCGCCCATCCTTGCCGGCCGGCGGCGGGTTGGCCTCGAGGTGCTTCTCGACGGCCTCGGTCGCAAGCAGGTCAAGTACCGGCCGAAGCTCAGGCAGCGCGATCAGCTCGCGCACCACATCGGAAACCAGCACCGGATCGGCATCGCGGCCGGGCTCGCCCTGCGGGCCCGGAGCGCCCCTCTCGGGCACCGGCCGTTCGGCCAGGGCCTTCTCGAGAGCATCAATGCGCGACCGTAGGGCGGCGTTCTCAGCATGGTGGGCCTCGATCGCCTTGATGCGCGGCTCGAACTCGCCCAGCAGCTTGCGGATGTAGCGCCCGGCCGCCGCAAGCAGGGCCTTCTGCACGTCAGGCTTCATCGGCGATGGCCTCGTCCATTTCGTCGTCGGGAATGGGGTCGCCGTCGTCCTCGGGCGCCGCCGGAGCTGGGGCAGGTGCCTGCTCGATCTTGTTGAGCCGAACCTGGTCGAGCGGGTAGTCCTGCTGCTGCATGTAGACCGTGTCTCCGCCATCAAGCGGGCTCAGGTTAAACCGCAGCCGCGCCTCGTTCGGCGTCTTCACACCGCCACTGGTCAGTTTCGTTTCGATCTCCGCCAGCTTGCCGACATCCATGCGCATCAGCGGCTCGAGGTCGAGCTCGACGCCCTGCGGGTGCTTCACGCCAAGGCCTTCGTCCAGCAGGTTCTCCATCGCCTCGATCAGCGACTGCAGGCCGAACTGGTAGTAGACCAGGGCAATGTCGTCGGCCTTCAGACCAGCCGGGATCGTGCCGCGGCCGATGATGAAGGGCGGGACGCTGAACGCCTGGCAGATCTGCTCGTCCGAGTACCGCATCTGCTCGACCAACTGCGAGTCGGATGCGTTGAAAGAGAACGGGGTGTATTTCAGGTCCGCGCCGACCAGGCCGACATTTCCGGCCTTCTCGCCGGTGAAGTTGGTGTTCCAGTACGCCTTGATGGCCTCGGCGTCCTCGTCAGAGATGCCTGCCGGCGCCGTCAGGATACCGCTGGGCTTGGCGCCGTTCTGGAAATACCTCGCGGCGTCCTGAAGGATTCGGAGGTTCTTCACCGCCGGCCAGTATGCCGCGCAGAGGGGAGGCACGCCGATCAGCTGGTGGTGGAAGGTGTTGAGGCGGTCGTGGATGATCTCCGACGCCGGCACGACGATGGTTTTTGCCGGGTAGCTCTCCGGGAGCAAGTTCTCAGCGGCCGAGAACTGCAGCTGGTAGTAAACGTCGCCAGAGGTCGATACGAGCGGCATGACGTTGGCCGGATCAAGTATCCACAGGCGCGTCACGACGCCCCGCTCGTCGCGCCCCTTGAGGGCGTAGGTGTTGCCGTCCATCAGCTTCGACAGCACCCAGTATTCGCGGAACTGCTGAGCGGTCTGGTACTGGTTGGGCTTCCGCAGCACTGGCCAGTAGGCCGTGTTCGACTTGTCCACCGACCAGACGCCGTTCTCGTCCTCGCGTACCAGCCGGAACGGCAGCTTTCCGATGTCCTGGCTGATGCGGTTGAGGCAGGCGTACAGGGTCGGGTACGCCAGCAGGTTGCCGCGGGTTTCCTCCACGTTCTGCTGCCAGGCGCCAGCGAACGGCTCGAGGATGCGGCGCCACAGGCCGCGGCCCTGGTTCGGGACCGGCGTCATGGCCTTCTGGCGCGACAGTTCCAGCCCGAACGGGAGCTTCATCAGCGGGTCTTCTTGTTGGCGGCGGACGGGGCCGGGCGCTTGCGCGGCGTGCCATCGGCCTTGTAGCCGTAGGGCGCGTCTCCGGCCGGGGGCAGATCGGCGGCTCCGCCGGCCTGCATCATTCGGGTCTGGTAGCCGGCGCGCGGGGCGGGCTCGGCGATGTCTTGTACATCGGTGGCCAGCCCGCGCTGGATCAGCGCGCGGCCTACCTTGTCGTTCACGCGCTGCCGGCGGCCGATTTTCGTCTGGATCAGCATGGGATTCCCTCTTGAATAGGAGAGGGCGGCCGAAGCCGCCCTCTCCCGTGGTGCAGCAGGATCAGCAGCTGGTCGGGAAGCCGTCGATCCACTGGATGGCGCCGCTGCGACGGGGGCCCCACCAGAGCGAACGCTCGGCGCGGAACGCGATGCTGTTGGTCTGCCACATGGAGACCAGCTGCGCCGCGGTCGGCGTGCCCGAGTTGTGGCTCGGCGCGTCGTCCATCTGGATGGAGGCAACGTCCGACATGTCGAGCGTCACGCTGCCGTCGTCGGCCAGGTAGATCTCCGACTCGTCGACCAGGATGAACGGGGCGCCGCCGGAGCCGCCGTTGTTGGCCAGGTACTGCGACACGCGCAGCGGAACCCCGCCCAGCGTGCCGCCATTCATGGTCACGCCCGGGAACGCCGGGTTGCCGAGGGCTTCGGTCGCCATGGACAGCTGGCGGGCGACCGCCGGCGTGGTGTAGTACGCCGGCCGGGCGCCGAGGTTGGAACTGTCCCAGTTCGCCCACAGGGCCGCAATCGCGCAGCGGACCGTCGCCGGGTCGGAGTAGTCGATCGCACTGACGGCGGTCGGCGACACGCCGTTGAGCAGGCCGGCCGGGTTGACGTTCGCAACCGCCGCCACGTCCGGGTCGAACAGGTCCGAGTCCACGCGGGCGATCACGCAGTCCGCCAGCGAGTCGCGCACCAGGATTTCGGCCGAAGGGTCCGAGAAGCGCACCAGTTCCTGCGTAAGCACGGCAATCGCGGCCACCTTGGTGAAGGGCACCGAGGTCGCGTTGAAGTCGAACTTCGTGACCGGCTTGGCCTTGCCCTGGCCGACCCAGCCGGCGGTGCCGCCGCTGGTCTGGCCGCCGATGCGGACGTTGAACGGCACCGGGCGGAACTGCGCCTGGCCAATCAGCGTGCGCGGGCGCAGGTAGCTGATGAAGTCGCCCATGTAGTTCTGGGCGTACACCAGCGGGCCGGCCCAGGTCGAATCGCTCGTGGTGCCGGCCGCCACCGCCGCCTTGATGCGCAGCGCCTCGTGGACGTCGTAGCCCTCGGCCTGGGCCTTGAGCGTGCGGACGACGTTCTCGGTGTGCGGGAAGTGCTTCTGCGCGAGCTGGAAGGCGATCTGGTGGTTGCCCTTGGCCTTGGTCAGGCACATGGCGTAGCGCGCGAACGCGATGCCGGGCTCGAGCTTCTCGACGGTCTTGAGGGTGACATCGGCGCCGGAGGGGCGGGCCGGTTCCACGCCGCGCTCCTGGTTCTCGCGGGCGCCGTTGGCGGCCGGGGTCGCCGCCGCGGCCTGGGTGGCCTCGAGCCGGCTCAGGCGCGCGATGTCGGTGTCCAGCGCCTTGATCTGGCCCTCGAGGGTGTCGAACTCCTCGCCCTCGGCGGTGTTCATGCTGCGGCCCTCGTCGATCGACTTCTGGGCCAGCGCCGTCAGGCGCTTCTGGTGCTCCTCGCGGGTCGCGTTGAGCGACTCCAGCTGCTCGCGGATGGTCTTCATTTTCTGTTCCTTCTGTAGGATTTTTCGCCTTGCGGCGGTCACGAGCAGCCCTATGGCCCGGGTTCCACGCCGGGCAATGCCTGCTTGAAAGAGTTGCCGAGGATCAGCGCCGCGGCTCGGTTTCCCTCGCGGGGCCGCGTCGGCCCAAGGGGTTCGCTTAGAGCAGCTTCACCGCGCCGCCGGCCGGCTTCTCGACCGGCGCGGCCGCAGGCTTCACGAGCGGGACACCGCACGACACCGCGCGCGCGCGGCCGGCCGTGTCCATCGCCTTGATCGTCTGGATCGTGGCAGAGGCGTTCGCCGGGATCGTCACCAGGCTGAGCTCGTAGATCTCGACCTCGGTGAAGCGGATCCCGTTGTTTTCCATGTAGGCATACTCGAGGGCCCGGAAGCCGATCGACACGCCGCGCACGAGCTTGGCCTTCACGGCATCCCAGGCCATGTCGACCAGGTCCTTCAGCTGTCCCTGGTTCTCGAGCTTGGCGATGCTGGCCGTGAACGGAATGCCCGACTTGGTCGGCTTGCCGAAGCGGACGACGCCCACGGGCGAGTCGTGCCGGTGCTGCCAAAGCAGCGGTAGCTCGGCAGCGAACTTCGCGCCCATCGGGTCCACGATGTCGCCGTAGCGGTCGGGCTCAGGGGTCGTGGCGAGACCAGTGATCTCGCGCTTCTCGTCGTCGTAGGCTTTCACCTCGAGAACCGAGTAGGCGCGGCAGTTGTTCGTTTCCATGGTTTTCACCCCAAGGTCATAAGGACGAGCTTCTTCTTTCGCGCCTTCGGGTTCAGCGCCATCAGCGCGCCGGCGTCGAACGTGGCCATCAGCGGGTCGATCTTTCCGCCACTGGATGCGGCCTTCGTGATCGATCCGTTCGGTTGGACCCGCGCGCTGGTGACGCACCAGGCCATCAACGAGGACGCGCCGTGCGACATCCGGCCGCCGGCGAGCATGCGTTCGATCTGGTCGATCGCACCCTTGAGCTTCCAGCCCTGCGGGATGCCGACGATCCGGTGCTCTTGCTGCGCCGCCGGGATCACCTTCTCCAGGCCCTGGACGATCGAAGCGATGCCAGCGCTATCCACGCCGATCCGGTCCAATAGCCCGACCTTCTCGCACCGGCCGACCACCTCTACCACTGCGTCAATGTCTTCGCCGACCTGCGTCACGAGTACCAGGTCGCCGGCCGCCTCGAAGGCCTTGTAACGCTCGGCGAACTGCTTGTGCCGATCCAGCGCGATCGGGTGCGCCCAGGCTCGCGCCCAGTGCAGCCAGCGCCCGGTGTCCTTCTCGCGGCCGATCACCGCGACGCCGAGCAGATCGTCTAGGCCGCCGCCGTCGATCCCGACGGTGACCACCTCAGACCGCTCCAGCACGGCCTCCAGCGTTAAATCCGGGTCCCCGTTGCCGGCCCAGAACTCGCTGCCGGCCCAACTCCCGCCCGCCGTATCCGAGGGCGGCACGTTCAGCCGCTTGGCCAGGAACACCCGGAGCGACTCGCCGCCGGCTGCCTGGGCGGCCTCAAACTTTCGGAGCATGTCCTCCGGATCCACCGACGCCCCGTAATTCGGGTTCACCAGGTGGAAGTTCGCCGGGTCCATGTAGGCTTTCGCCTTGAGCATGTCCTTCGGCCATTCGTACAGCAGCGGCAGGAAGTGAGGCGCCACCACCTTGCCGTCTCGTACCTGGCGCGCGAACTCCAGCTTCGCCTTATAGATCCCGACCGGCTCGTCGTCCGACTCGGTGGTGATCGAAATCACGATCCCTTCCGGCCGCGAGGCCTGGCCGCCGGTCGCCTCCAGCTCCATGTCGACCGCGCCGGCACGCTGCGCCAGCAGCCACAGCTCTTCGAAGATCACGAAGGCCCAGACCTTGCCGGCCACCGTGTCGGTGTCCGCCGCGTACACCCGGCACTGCATGCCCGTCACCCGGTGGGTGATCGTCCGCATGTTCGGCTGGATGTGGAACAGCGTGTCGAGCTCGGGATCGGCCTTGATGGCGTCCCGCATCGGCTTGAAGACGTTGTCGGCCGTGTCCTTGGTCGGCGCGATTACCGCTGCCTCGTTCGACTCCCGCCAGTTCCGCACCATCAACGAGAGCATCAGCCCAGCCGCCAGGCCGGACTTCCAGTTCTTCTTCGGGACCTTGATCAGCGCCTCGCGGATCAGGCGGTCACCTGTCTCGACGTTGTAGGCCCCGTGGATCGCCTCGGCGATCTCCATGATCCAGGGCCGCGCGATCTGCCCGTAGGTCGGCGGGATGGGTCGGCCGTGCTCGTCGATGTTCCCCTCGGGGTTGGCAACGCCCACGGCGTACAGGCTTCGGAACACCTGCATGCCCGCCTCAGCCTCCGCGGGGAAGATCGCCCCGCACGGCATCAGCGACCGGCCCTCCCTGATCCGCTGCTCCCAGTCTGGGCAAGCGGTCGACCAGGTGGGGGTCACTTCACCGACCGCAGATGCCCGCGGACCTTGGTCGGAGCCGATGATGGCGCCAGCGACCTACCCGCGACCGCCTTCGCATCGCGGGTCTGCTGCTCCCGCTTCCCCACCGGAGCCCCACCTTTCCCCGCCTTCTTCAGGGCCAGGGCGGCAGCCATCCGGTCCTTGAAGTCGGCACCGGGGTCTCGCATCACCGCACGCAGGAAATCGTCCGGATCGTCCGTCTGGTAGGCCTTCGCCCTGGTCTTACGCGGTTTCGCCGGCTTGCGACCGGCCCCGTCCCGGGGGCCACCGCTCCGGCCCTTTGTGCCGGCCATTTGATTTCCTCGAACTGGAAAATTCTCACGAAAGAG